GCTGGGCCACGCCACCGGCGGTGCCACCGAGCCCGACCGCCTTGGCGGCCTGTGGAGCCGACAGGAACTGACCCCGGTCGATCAAGGACTGGGTTTCGGCGCCAGCCAACGCGGTCGCACCGCCTTTGATTGCCTCGCGGCTGATGGATTTCATTCCGGCGGCAGCCAAGGGGCCGCCGGGGACCATGCCGGTGCCGACGTCGGCCATCAGTTCGCCCCACTGGAACTTGTAGTTGGGGTCGTCCGCCATCCGCGTGAGCTGGTTGCTCAAATTGGACAAACCAGATCCGATGCCGCCGCCGATTACAGTGCCGACGCCGGGAGCAATCGCGGTGCCGATTGCCTGACCGGCGATTCCGCCGGTCGCGCTTACGGCCGTCTCCCGCATCGCGGTGCCGAGGCCCGGAGCTTCGATCCGGGCTTGAGGCGCACCGCTGATGTCGTACCGCGTGGTCGCGGTCGGAATCGACGTGGGTGCCGGAGCCTTCTTCAGTCGATCGATCTCGCCAAGGAACATGCGGGCGTCCGACTCCGCCTGCTGACGGGCAGCCGGATCGGTGGCTTCGCGGGCGGCCTTGTCGGCCTTGAGGAACAAGTCCTCGTATTCCTTGAGCTCGGGCATGGGATTAACGGTAGCGAGCCGCTGCGGCTTCCAGTTCCTGTTCGCGGGTCATCGTTCGGCCACCACCGGGCGTGCCGGCGTATCCAGCAAGGTACTTCCGGTACTCGTCGATGGTCCGCTGCATGTTGGCGACCAACTCGCGACGAGCTTGCCGGACGTCTTCGATGTTCTTCCGAAGTTGGGCCGGGCTTTGGGCCGTATCCAAAGACCCAAGTGCGGCCTCGAACTTCGCGCCTTCCGTGTCCGTCACGTTGCCGACCGCACCACCTGTGGGGGAGTTGGCGCGCATCGTGGCCAATTCCTGAGTGAAGATGTTGGTACGAACTGGTTTCAGCGTCTCTTGCAGATCCGTCGCCGGAGTACCGCCGACGTTACGAAGCATTTGGCCCAAGAACCCAGCGGTGAATGCCGAGACCTGCTCCTCAGCCTCGTCCAGTTGCTTTTCGCCCTGCCGGACTTTGCTCTGCATTTCGCGGAGGGACGATTCCATCGCCGGCAGCTTCTTGTACCACTCCGACTTGATCTGGGAGATGTCCTGAGCCGTGGCTTTCTCGACCGCTGACTGGCCCAGCCAAGTTGCGTCGTTGACCGGGCGCACCGGGGCGGGAGTCGGGACTAGAGGCATGGCCGCGGTGGGCGCCGGGGCGGCAGGGGCGGGGGCCACCGGGGCCGCAGGAGCCGCGGGAGCGGCGGTAGGAGCGACGGCGGCGGGAGTACCGGTGGGTTGAGGCAGCAGCGTCGTCCGGGGCGCCATGCTGGGGCCGCCGGTCAGGGATCCGGTGCCAACCCCGGTGGCGAGGTTGAACGCGCCGATGTTGCGCGTGTCGGTGGCGACCAACTGCGTCCTGCCATTGGGGTCGGTGAGAACTTGATAGGAGATGCCGGAAGCAACCGCCTTCGGTTCGAGCCCCAACTGGATCGCCGCAGCCCGACGAGAGAAATCCGTAGCGTTCGGATCTTCCAACGTCCGAATCGCGATCTGCCTCGACCGGTCGGCCGGGCTCATGCTCTTCGACAAAATCAACTGACGCGCCAGCGTCGGCTCGGACATGATATCGGCAGTGACCTTCTCCGCGGCGAGTTTTGCGCGTTCAGTGTCCTGACGGCTGGGGACCATGCCCAGCTCGCCGGGAAGACCGGCGGTGAACAACTGGGCCTTGCCGCGACGAACCTCGGCTTCTGGCTGAAGCAGCCCCATCTCGTAAGGAGCCGCGGCCGTGAACAGCCGCGCCTTGGCGGCCCGCGCATCCGCTTCGGGCTCCACCACCCCCCGTTCCGCCAAAGCGCGGGCTCGGCGAAGCTCCGTCTCATCCCTCAGCGCCAACTGATCGGCAGTGGCCTTCTGGGCGGCAAGCTGAGTCGCGACCTGCGACGCCTGAACAGCCTGCATCGCCTCGTACGACCTCAGAGCGTCCACGACCGCGCCATAGATGTTCTTGGTGTCCACGACCCCGACGTTGCCCGGGATCTGCGGGGGACGGTCGAACTGGGAAAGCTGAAATCCGGAGGTTTCCATGGCTGGAGAAGGTTAGCCCGTCGGCCGCATGCCAGTGAGACTGGTCGACGGGATGAAGCCACCGGTCGGAGCGACGAACGACGGGATCGTGTAGTTAGTCAGACCCGTGGGCATGTCGAACGGGGTCGCGTTGGCCAGCGGGGTGTAGGTCTGGTTCAGGCCCATCCCAGCGCCGGAAGTAGTCGGGCTGGGCGAAAAGATGCCGCCGAGGCTTGTGACGAGACTCGGGATGGCGTTTGCGATCGCGGCACGCTCGGCTCCCTGAGCCGCGGCCAGACCCGCGCCGACTTGCCCCGCGCTCTGAGCGAGATTGGCGTTCACCCCAGCCTTGGCGGCGTTGAACTGGTTCATCGCCGCGTTCTGGCTCACGATGGCCGAGGCCAGCGCGCCCGGATCAAGCCCAGCGGGCTGGAGCGGGTTGACTTGCAGCAGTTGGTTGGCCTGACCAAGCCGCTGGGACCGCAGGGCCTCTGCCGTGGTGCCGATCTGGGCCGCGGTGAGCGGGCCGGCAGGGGCACCGCTCAGGGCGCCCATCGTGCGGCTGGCCCGGGCCACCTGATTGGCGACATCCGGAGCAAGCTGGCCGCCCAATGCCAGATCGTTGCGGACCCGCTCCGCGACCATCTGTCGGGTCGCAGCGACGTCGGGACGCAGTTCGCGCTCCAGCGCGAGCGACTGGGTGGCGTTGGTGATCGCCTGCTGGCGCGTCTGCTCCTTCAGGTTCTCGATGTTGATCGGCTCGTACCGAAGGTTGGCCGCGATCTGACGCTGCTGGGCAAGCGCGTCCTTCTGGGCCGACGCGGCCTTGCGGCTGGCGGAGATGGAACTGGCGGCGCTGGCGGCGCTGGCGGCAGCAGTAACGCCCAGAGCGATTGAAGAGAAGGCGGCCATAGTTAGAGCTCCTTGAAATAGTGAGTTTCAACCACGCGGTAACCCCTCGACCGGTAAAGCCGGTTCAGGGCTTTGGGTGAAAGGTTTTCCAGATGAACCATCGAGACGCGTTTGATGCCGAAATCGGCGGCCCAGCTTTCAAACACGTCCAGCAATTTCAGGCCGTGGCCTCGATGCTCTTTTGATACGAACCAGAACAGTTCGTTCGCCACTAACTCGCCGTCGTTCGGGTCCGGAAATCGTATCGCGCCAAGGCCCCCAACCAATCGGTTGTCTTTCTCCAGACCAAACAGAACCCCCACGTCCATGTGGAGGAGGTTAGTCCAAGTCTTCACAAAAACGTCAGGAATGAACTTTCCGGGCAAAGCTCCCTCTTGTTGGAATTGCTGACCAAGCAACGCCAACTCGGGCAACCGTTCAGGCGGCACGACGACGACGTGAGTCTCAGCGACTGGAATTTCCGCGACCATCAGGGATACCCGACGAAGACTTGGGCGGTGAGGCCGGTGACCGGGGTCAGCATGGCGTCGAGCATCTGGTTCGACAGCCCCTGCATGGTCACGACGGCGGCGCGGAGATCGTTCTGGCTGCCGCGGAGGTTCTCGGTGTTGGACGCGAGGTTCTGGGACTCCACCGGGTCGTAGCTGCCGGAGAACGGCAGCGAGCCGATCTGACCCGACGGAGGAGTCGTCCCGGGAACGGCAACGTCCGAGAAAGCGTTGGTCGAAGGCAGGTTGTTGAAGCCTTGCACGGGCGCCAGATCCGGCAGCGAGCCCCCGGTGCCGAACAGGGCGTTGAGGACGCCCTGCTGGTTGGCGCTGATGTTCGGGACATCGCTGATGGGGCGACCATCACAGTCGATCCACCCGGTCTGCGGGCTGTCTCCACCGTTAAACGTGTTCTTGATATCTCCCGGCTGGAACGGCGAGACCGGCATGTACTTGCCGACCGTGGTGTCCCAGAACTTGAACACGGCCTGAGTCGTGTTGAAGATCAGCGGGGTCGTGATCTGAGTGGGATCCGCGCTGACGATCTGGAAAAACGACACGTTCGCGTTGATCGACGCAGCGGTGAACTGCGTGATGATCGTGATCAACTGGTTGATGTCGGTGGCCCTGACGCCCACGGGCACCGGAACCGGAGTCAGAGTAATCGGGATGGTGGCGCTCATCAGATCGTGGGAGCTTGGTAGTTGGACGACTCGTCGTATGCCGGTTGATAGGGGCTCAAGGCAAGTTGAACTGGCTGATCATACAGCGTGTAATCAGGAGTGACCCCATCAATATGCTCAGGGCACTCCACCGCGCTGACGATATTGAACCCTTCTTCGCTGACGCCCGTCGGGAACACCGCCCGGCCCTCGGTGTTGTCCGGTCGGGAGTCGACCGCGATGCGGTAGGCGACAATGGCGCCCCGCCCGGTCATCTTCAGGAGCAGGCTGAAAGCGTGATCGGTGCCATCTTCGTACTCGGATTCCACTCCGGCGGACGAACAGGTGTCGTTCACGCCGCGCACGTCCTGAGAAATCACCGTCCGCATCTGCGGCAGGAAGGCGTAGTTTTCGGTGTTGTTAACAACTTCTGAAAAACCCGGCACCGGGGCCAGAATTGAACCCGGAGTGGACGTGATCGTGGTGTTGAGGAGCTCGTGATAGACCCCGCGCATCCCGCGCCAGTAGCCGACAAGGCCCAGATTGCCCACGACCTGATCCACGATCAGGCGGAAATGGCGGAAATTGGCGTACTCGAAGACCGAATTCTGCACCCGGTCGAGCCGGGTCTCCACCATCCACGGAATCCGCTGCCCGTTGTCCGCCCGATTGGATTGGAACCCTTCCCAGATGCGGATGACCCCATCATCGTCCATCGACAGGGCGTAGGTGTGCTCGGCCGACAACTGGATGCTGGCCCATTCGACCGGGCGGATGCCCGTCCAGATGCCCTGCCAACCGGAAGTGCCCGCGCTAGTCGTCTGGCGGTCCAGAACTTGGGTGTGCCGGCAGTAACAACGTCCGTTGGTGACCGCTCCGACCGGCATCGACCAGAAAACATAGCTGCTCCGAACCCCGGCGCAGGTCAGGTCGCCGTACGGATTGTTGGGGGGAGTCACCAGCCGCTTGGAGTAGGCCATCTCCTGATCGATGATCGGGAGATTCTGGGTGGAGTTGACCGTGTTGACCGAGTCGAAGACCACGAGCCCCGCCAACGAGCGCCAGTAGAGCAGGCCGCGATGAACGATCATGCTCTTGCCGGCCACGCATCCGACCCCGCTGAAGATCTTGGTCATCCACCCGGGGGTGTTGGCCCAGCCGGCGGCATAGCTCGACGGGATGCGGGCCCGGACGCCGCTGAACAGCGTCCAAGTCGTCATGCGGGTGCAAACGACGACCGCGGACTGATTATTGCCGGAGGTGCCGCGGTCGATGGCGCCGGTGACTTCCTCCGGGAACACCATGACCTGAAAGCTGTTCAGGTTCAGTTCCTCGGTGAAGTGAGTCGGATCGCCGAGATCGGAAGCGAATCCCAATCGGCCGTTGAAGACGAACAGGCGGTCGCCGCTCCAAGCGCACCAGAGGCCGATGCGGGTCTCGTTGTAACCGGTGTCGTAGAGCGTGTTGCCCTGCGGGTCGGTGGAGATGCGCTTCTGGGGATTGGCGTGACGGCCGGTGAGCCCGTCCCAGATGCCGGCCCGGTTCAACCCGTCCTGAATGATCAGGAGGTTCTTCGGGACGATGTTGTTCACGTACTGACCAGAGACGATCGTGTTGGTCTGGGTACACGGGGTCCCGGTCATCTGGTCGGCGTACGGGCAAAACTGAAGATCCGGAATCTGCTGGGCCGGCTGGAGCGATCCGTCCGGATTCAGCACGCAGAACCAGACCGTGCCGCTGATGGCGAAGACGAGCTGCGGAGCCGCGTTCGATGGGGTGAAGTCCACCATCATCTGCGGATGAAGCACGGGGCGCCCCGCCGAATTCCACCACTGGTAGAACTGGGTCGTCTGGTCAGTGATGTCGAAGGTGAGCCGGGTCTTGAAGCCCGGCCGCGTCTGAAGAAACGCGCCTTGGGTCACGGCGTTCTCCAGCCAGCGCACCTGAGTCTGGCGGACCGCCAGCGGGTGCGAGAAGCTGTCGACGCCTTCGGGAAAACCGGAAAAGCGGGCACCATCGAGGCCGCCCTCGATCATTATTCTGCCGGCTGTGACCTTCTCCGACATGGGTCAGCGGTAGTCGATGGTTCCGATGCCGAATGCGGGATCGACCTGCATGGGCATCCAAGTGGACGCGTCCTTGATCGCCTGAACGTCGGTGAGGAGCTGCACCGCCTTCATCTCGTACCCTTCCGCCAGCTCCAGATTGTTGGTCTCGCGCAGGCGGATAGCTTTAAGGAGATCCAACGTCGCCTGATACGAATCCAGCGGGATAAGGTCATAGTCGTTGACGAGCTCGATCGTCTTGCGGCGGTACTTGATCCGCACCCACTCGCAGGTGCAGGAGACCTTCATCCGCTTGAAGATCGGATTGGTCTCGTGGGGGGCGTAGTATCCGAGCGTGACCGCCTGCGAAAGCTGTTCCGGCTTGAACCCGATCAGCTTGATGTAGCCGCGGGTGACGGGCTTGGTGACCTGAGTGATCTTCTTGAAGTAGGTGACGCCCGGATCGGTCGAGGCAAAGTTCGCCAAGATGGGGACGCGCACGCCCGGGCTGGACGGACCGCTCACGGGGATCGTCAGCGCCATCTTCTGGTTGTACTGCGAATCGATCGTCTCGCCCTGCACGATGAGCTCCAGCGAGCCGTTGCCGTCGATCGGGTCCTCGCAGATCGCCGCGACCAAGCTCCAGTCCTTCAGGTCCTGAAACGTGGGGCTCCACATCTTGTCGTCCCAGTAGACGCCGCACGCGCCACCGCACGCGGAGTTGGACCCCAGCCCGTTGATGTGGAACTCGTACCAGCTCGACCGGCCCAGCGCCGGACGGCCGCCGACGTTGGCGGCCAGCACGGTCTCGACGAAGTCCGGCAGCGTGATGCACCCGCTGTTGTTGGAGCAGATGTCCACGATCCCGACGTACGGGTCCCAGTTCGCCCGATAGGCGGCGATCTCGATCGCCCGCGTGATGTAGTCGATGATCTTGGCGCGATCGGAGATGCCAAGAAGGTCGTTCGACTTGGACGCGTTGATGACCCTGCCGAGCGTGACCTGCATGGCTTATTTCTCCTCGTCTTCGTCCTCTTCGACCATGGCGTCGGCGAGGGACTCGGCTTCCTCGGTCTCCTCCTCCATCTCCTCGTCCTCATCCTCGACCTCGTCGGTCTCGATGAGCCCGCGGTCCTTGGCCATGGACTTGAGAGCGTCGCCGATGTCGCCCATCTCCTCGTCGCTGCCCTTCTCGGGCAAACGGATCTCGTGAATCTCCAGCTCGGCGGAGGTCATGTCCTCGCCGTCGCGGTCGCCCATAGTCAGGCTCCGGCGCTTGAAATGGATCAGCGCGTAGCCCTCGCGGGGAAGACCCTCCAGCCCGCTCGCCCCGCTGACGAAAAGGGTCGGGTAGATCTTCCGCTGCTTCTTGCCCTTGGTGGACATCTCCACTTCGGGCATCGCGATCTCAAGGTCGATGGATACGGGAAAGTCGGCGTGCATGGCTTAGAGGATAAACCCGGGCGAAGTGATGGTGTTGGTGGGCAGGGGGAAGGCGACGAGCTGGGCGCCGAGCAGGTAAAACTGGCTGGAGCACGTCAGGCGCAGACTCTGGCCGTTCGTGACGGTCGTGACGAACCAGAAATCGTAGGATTGAGCGGTCCCGTACTGATAACCGCTCGCCTCGGTCTTGAGTCGGCCCCACTTGAAGGTCTGACGGAGCGTGGTGCCGTCCATGAAGTCGACCGACCCGTTCAGGTTGTTGGGGCCGACCGCGCCGGCGTTCCAGCCGATGATCATCTTCAGACTGAAGAGGTAATTCCCACTGGAGAAATTGACCGTGCCGAAGTCGAGCACTCGGCTGCCTTGCAAGGCAGCGATGTCCGCGGTGGCGGAAGTGGGATTCCAGTAGGCTCCCGTGAACAGGGCGATCGGGGGACCGCTCACGCCCGCGGCTCCGGTTGCACCCGTGGCGCCGTTCGCGCCGATCGGGCCCGGGACGCCTTGGGGGCCAGTGGCTCCGGTCGGACCGGTCACCCCGAACCCAGCGGGACCGCTGGGGCCGGTGGCTCCGGTGGGGCCGACCGGACCGCCGACGATCGTGACGACCGGGACGGGCGGGGAGCACAGGTTGCCGGGCTGGTTGCAGTCATTGCAGCCGCATCCGCCGTTACAGTTGTTGTTACCGCATCCGCAGCTCATGTTAAAGGACCTCCAAGGTGAAGTACGTGGCTTGTGACGCCTGCAAATCCAGACTCCCGCCGGTTATCTGGGTCAGAAAAAGTTCAAAGTACGTGACGGAATTAGTCGCCGTGTCTATGATCGGAGTGATCAAAGTTGCGCTACCTGTACCGGAGCTATTGGTGCCATACCGATTATCCCGCGCCCAAGAGTTGCCGGAGTTATCTTTGATCTTGGCGATAAACTGACCATCCGTGCTGGATGCCCAGTACGCCCCGGCGCTGACCCGCACCCGTTTCGCTCCAGTGGGGACGTTGATGCGGGTAGGATTGCCGGCATCAAAAATCCCCAACCCGTCGGAAAAACGAGCCGCATCCCAACTGACGGTCGCTTCCGAATTGTCCGAGTACGCTTGGACGCTCGTCAAATACAGCGACGCCTGAATGCCGTTTAAGGCTCTGGCCACGCTGCCCCCCGTGACGTTGTTGTTTACGACTTTGTTGGTGGGGTCATTCGACCAAGTATTCGACATCACCACGCACCGGGTGACCGAAGCTCCCAATTCCACACCCGACGTAGTGGTGTGATCTTGGAAAGCATTCCCCATCACGATCACGTTGGTGGTGTCGTTTTCCAACACGACACCCTTGGTGGTCGTACCTCCGAGGCCCCAACTGTTCCCAATGATCGAACCCCCGGCAAAAGTGCCTTTAATCCCTACTGACGAGTTCCGCATGTAGAGATCGTTTCCGATGAACGAAATCTGATAGGCGTAACCCTCGATGCAGGTATTTCTGCCGCCAGTGCCGGCGTTGATATCGATGTAAGTATTGGAGATGGTAGCCTGAACAACCGGGGTCGAGCTGTTGGCTCCCAAAAGAACGCCCGAGTTGAGGCCGTTGAAATCGCAGTTGTCTATGTGGAGACCCTCAATGCCTCCACCGTAGGTGCTACCAACGCACTCGACGAACGAATCCAAGAAACTCCCGCTGCAATTCACGATGCGGAAAACCACCATCTTGGAGCCATTTACCGGGGGTACATCCCCCGAGGCATTCGACTCCAAAGATATCGCCAATCCGGTGTTGAAACTTGAACGGCCGATAAAATGGGTGGAGTCGATCGTGGCGTAGGAAGCCCCGACGATCTGAAGATACTTCGTAAACCCCTTTTGAGCTCCCGTCACATTGGGGTCTATCAAGACCCGGGTCATGTTGAAATTTGACCAGAAATTCGGCTGAGGCTGACCAGCCGGGGGAGTTGAAGTCCAATACTTGGTGGTATTTTGAATCCGGAAAGCCGTCGCAGTAGAAAGCCCGCTGGAACCGGTTACGTTGTGCGCTAATCCGATGTCCTCTACGGTCGTGTTCAGGGTTTCATCGCCGGTCTGATTGACCGAAAAAACCCCGGTATTCGCAGTCGTTTGAACGACGATGCTGTCGCGCATCCCATCGCCCAAAATTTTCAGGCTCTTTGACGACGACGTGAAGGTTATGACGGAAGAGATGTACCAAATGCCTTTCGGGAAGTACAGGGCGCCGCCGGAATCGGTCGCCAGAATGTCGGTGATGGCGTTGGCTATCGCCGTATTATTTGAAGATGCCGCCAACGTATCGTTGGATTTGGCTCCGTAATCCTGAACGTTGAAAACGTCCCGGAAGAACACGTTTTCATAAGTCCCCGAAGGAGATCCGCTGGGGCGACGCCGACGAGCTGGTGCGGGTTCTTGGGTCGCGGTGAACGTGGTGCCCGTGGCGCCAGTGGCGCCTTGTGCTCCCGTTGCCCCCACCGTGCCAACACCCGTGGGGCCAGTGGCGCCGCTAACACCGGTGGCTCCGGTGATGCCCACGCCCGTGGGGCCAGTGGCGCCCAAAGCTCCAGTGGGGCCGGTCGCGCCGGTCGTGCCTACGCCGGTAGGACCAGTAGCGCCAGTAGCACCTAGAGCGCCCGTGGGGCCCTGAATGCCAGTCGCGCCAGTCGTGCCGGTGCCAGTGGGACCAGTAGCGCCAGTGGCACCCAGAGCGCCCGTGGGGCCCTGAATGCCAGTCGCGCCAGTCGTGCCAGTACCAGAAGGGCCGGTCGCGCCTTGAATGCCAGTCGGGCCTTGAATGCCGGTCGCACCGGTAATCCCGACGCCGGTCGCACCGGTGGGGCCCGTCGCGCCTTGAACGCCAGCCGTACCCGTAGCGCCCGTAGCGCCTGCTCCGGTTGCCCCGGCGGGCCCCGTCGGGCCTTGAACGCCGGTCGGACCCGTGGCGCCAGTAGTGCCGGCGCCTGTGGCACCGGTGGCACCGGTAGCCCCTTGCACACCAGTCGCGCCGGTCGTGCCCGCGCCGGTAGCGCCAGTGGCGCCGACCGCGCCGGTCGCACCAGCCTGAGTGTACATCACTTGCTGGGCGGTGACGATTGCACTCGGGGTGGCTGGAACGGTCGGAGTAGTCCCGGAAGGCAGCGAAGTAATGCTGGTCGCCGTGTTGGTGACAGACCAAGCCACCTGCAAGTAATCGCTGGGGGCGAGCGTCAGGACATAATTGATGGCCGCGATCAGGTTCCCATCGACGCCGCCGTGTCGGTTGGGAACCGAGTACTTGCTGTTGGTTTCAGCAACGTCGGACCCGTTCTTCCGAAGCCAGACGTTGGCGTCGTGGATCTGGCTGTCGGTATTGGTGAACTGGATCGAGTACTGGACGTTGTACGTTCCAGCGGCGGCAAACGTGATTTGATTACCGCTTGCGATCGTGACTCCGTTCGCTTCCGCGGTCGTGTTGAGCCCGACGATGTACGCGGTCGTCGTGTTCGCCGCAGTCTGGTCGGTCGTGTCGTAGAACGAACCGTAGTTGCCCAGTGCGCCGCCCGTGCCGGTAGGACCCTGTGACCCTGTGGCTCCAGCAGGACCAGTTGCACCAGTTGCGCCAGCACCGGTAGGCCCGGTCGCCCCTGCGGATCCACTTGGACCCGTTGCTCCAGTGGCGCCCGCCCCGGTCGCGCCCGCAGGACCTGTCGGCCCCGTAGCGCCCGTAGCGCCCGTAGGCCCGGTCGGACCACCCGCAGGGCCGGTAGCCCCGATCGCACCGGTCGCGCCAGTCGCGCCGGTCGTGCCCGCGCCGGTAGCGCCAGTGGCACCGTTTACCCCTGAAGCGCCGGTTGCTCCGGTAGCGCCTCCGGGCGATCCGGCAGGACCTGTGGCGCCGGTGACACCAGTAGCCCCCGGTAAACCGTTTGTGCCGTTACTTCCGCGAAGACCCGATGGACCCGTAGCCCCAGTAGCACCCGTTGCGCCATTCCCGCCAGTTGTGGTGGTGGCGCCGCTTGTGAGGGGCGGAATCGTGAATTGGATCGGGTCGGGCATTGGTCATCTTACATCAGATTCACCGTGATGTAGCCGCCGGCGGTGCCGGAGCCGATCGCGGTTATCTTGCATCGAACGATGTCGCCGGAAGCGAGAGTCAGCGGGCTCCCGAAAATGGTTTCCGCGTAGTTCTGCCCATCCGGAATCGTGGCCGTGACCCCAAGGCTCGTGCCGGATCCGTCAACGAACGTGATCGTCAACGCGGACCCAACCGGAGCGGTCTGAGCAAAAAGCTGCGCCCGGGTCCACTTGGTCGTGGTGCTGCACTTGAAGAACCCGAAGAAGTTATTGAGCTGCGCCGTGCCGACCACGAGCATCGTGGCGAAGTCGCGACCCTTGGTGTCCGGATTCCCGGCGTTGATCGTGTCGACGATGTCCTTCAGCCAACGCTGAATCACCGCCCAGCGAGTGCCCTCGGTGTCGTAAACGGTCAGGTCGCGTAGCAGGGGGTCTGGCATGGGAGTAGGTGGTTAGGAGGCTTGCTGGATGGCTTTGAGCCACCGTTGCCACTTGGCAAACTTAGTTCCTTCCGTGTCGTCGGACCGGATCGGAGTCAGTAGCGGATCCCCGGTCGGCACCGGCGCGGTCGTGGTGGCGGCGTACCAAGTCTCAAGCCACCGACCCAACCGCACCCAATCCGTGCCGTTGGGATCATCCGGGTAAATATTGTCGGGCATCTTAGAAGTAGGTTATGACGATCACGATGCCGGCGGCGCCATCGCCACCTTTTCCGGAGTCGTAGCTGTTCTCGCTGGCCGCACCACCGCCGCCGCCACCGCCGTGCGCGCCGCCCGCACCACCATCGCCGCCGATTGAAGCGACAGCGGTGCCACCACCGCCACCGCCCGCACCACCCTGCGGTTCGTTCGCGACTGCGTCGTCCCCGTCGGCGCCCGCGCCCGCACCGGGGTTGGCGGAACCGCCGGCCAAGGGATTGTAGCGCGTGCCCAGACCCGCGTTGCCTCCGTTGCCACCGTAAATGATGGCGTCGGTATCATCGATGTCCGCACCTTTACCACCGCCGGCACCGGCTTGCTTGGACGCGGCTCCGTAATCGTTGTGGTTGGACCCACCACCGGTGCCACCGATCGCCTGACTATCGCCGCCGGCGTAAGCGATGCTGTTGGCGATGGCGCCACCGCCGCCGCCTTTGCCGCCCAATGCGGTAGCCCATCCACCGAAGTAAGAGTCGCCACCGTCGGTGCCGTCGTTACCGCTGGTGTCGTCGACCGTAACCGCCGGACCGCCAGCTCCGCCAGCTCCGACGCCGATGGGTTCGGTAGCCCCAAGAATGGAACTGGGCAGGGAAAGGAAGGTAGCCCCGGCGCCAGAACCGCCCGCACCGCCGTAACGGTACGTCAGGGACGCGCCTCGGCGACCGGAACCGCCACCGCCACCGCCGCCAACGAGGTAGACAAAGGTTGTCCGAGCGCCCACCGGCTTAGTCCAAGTAGCACCGGCCGTGTAAAACTGGATGTCCGGAGCCGTCGTGGCACCCGTGGGACCTTGCGGACCCGTGGGACCAGTAGCACCGACTCCCGTGGGGCCCGTGGCACCAGTGGCGCCATTGGCACCGGTGGGGCCTTGCACGCCCGTCGCACCAGTCACGCCCGCGCCGGTCGCGCCGGTCGCACCGTTTGCACCGGTGGCACCTTGCACGCCTGTCGCGCCAGTAGCACCTGCGCCGGTTGCACCAGTTGCGCCATTGGCACCAGTTGCGCCCTGCACACCGCTGGCTCCCGTCGTGCCGACGCCCGTAGCCCCGGCAGGACCCGTGGGGCCCGTAACGCCCGTCGGACCGGCCACGCCGGTTGCGCCGGTCGAGCCAAGAGGTCCGGTCGCGCCAGCGGAACCCGTCGGGCCGGCCACGCCGGTGGCGCCCGTCACGCCTGCACCCGTGGGCCCGGTCGCACCTTGGACACCGGTAGCGCCAGTGAGACCAACGCCAGTCGCGCCAGTCGTGCCAGTTGCGCCACGCACGCCGGTAGCCCCGGTGAGGCCCTGAATGCCCGTGGCACCAGTAATGCCTTGAGGTCCCGTCGGACCCGTCACGCCTTGAGCGCCCGTGGCTCCGGTAATACCGGAGGTGCCTTGAGCACCAGTTGCGCCGGTCGCGCCGCCCGGGCTGCCCGAGGGGCCGGTAGCGCCGGCCGGACCAGTCGCACCGGTGGGGCCAGTCGGGCCGCCCGCGGGACCTTGCGGGCCCGTGGCGCCCGTCGGACCGGGGGATCCGGCCGAGGTGAAAAACAGGTTTACGTTGAGATAGCCGCCGGGATCGATGCTGCCGATCGACTTGATCTTGGCCCGAACAAAATCATTCGCCGCCAGCGTGTACGGTAGAACCGAAGTCTTGGAGTAAGTACTCCCGTCGGAAAGAGTGGCGATGCGTCCGAGCTCAAACCCCGCGGAATCCACCAAATCGATCGTGAGATCAGAACCTGACGGACCGGTCTGAGCGGAAATGGAGATCGCGTTTATCTCCGCCTGAACCTGCGTGTTGAAATAGCCGAAGACCGCTTCATCGATCGCGCTCCCGGTGAAGTAAAACGCAAAAACCCACGGCGGGGCAGCACCCGTCGCTCCCGAAACCCCTGCACCGGTGGCGCCTTGCGGGCCCGTCGCACCGGTAGCTCCCACCAACTGCGGGAAATCAGTCTGCCAGTTGGGCGGGGTACACCATTGAACCGGCTCGCAGGAATTGCAGTTGTTGGTCGACATGTTAGTTCGGGGCCAGAATTGAAATCTGTGCGCCTTCCATGATGACAGAACCGCCAACGCCCTTGGAGAACGCAGCGGCGAATTGCACGTCTTGAGTACCGGTCAACGACAAGAGCTCAAAGTTCGTTTTCTGAAAGCTCTGGCCAACGACGTCCGACGTGACGTACGCCGGCAACCCGATGGAAGTCCACGAACCCCAAGGCCCCCCATTGTTGCGGGTGCGGTAGTAGAGCTCGATGTAGAAGAGCTGGTTGGACCCGGAACTGTTGTTCGCGTTGCCTTGAAGATTGATGAGGAACGGCTGGGTCGTGTTCCCAAAACGGTTCGTCTGATACCCGGCAAACCCACTCTGCCACCCGTAGAAAATCAGACTGTTATCGGTCTGGAAATCCAACGTCGGGTTGGTGGGGATGTCGATGTCGAGGATCTGCGGGATGTTGAACGCGGCGTAGCCCACCGGGGGCATCGTGTTCGTTGAGTCGTCCGGATTGAACTTCTCGGACGTGGTCGAGATCTTGCCGCGGATCAGGACGTCGTTGAACTCCGCGAACCCGTCGGCGCGGATCAGGAACCCGGTCGAACCCGCGACGTAGTTCGCCGACTGGATGAACCCGATGTTCGTCCCGGTTTGGCCAAGGGTGAGACTGACCGTGATCACCGCGTTCTCCGTCAGGAGAAGCCCGGTAGCGATCATCGAGAAGGTCGTCCCAAAGCTAACCCAGTCGGAGCTGGATCCGGGAGTACCCCAGTTCACCTGAGCGTCCTTCGCCGGGTTGCTCGCGAGCCAGAAGGTATTGTTGTGGCGGACGATGTCCCGCCGAGTGGCGTTGTAGTAGTACCGGGTCGTGACCGAATAGGCGCCACGGAAGACGCTGAGTTGACCCGTGGCTCCCTGAACGCCGGAGGCGCCAGTGGGACCGGAAATGCCTACACCAGTGGCACCGCGAGGCCCCGTGGCTCCCGTCGGACCGCCGGGATCACCCTGCGGACCTGTAGCGCCCGTCGGACCCAGAGGGCCGCTCGGGCCGGTGATTCCCTGAAAAAACAGTAGCGTGGCCTTCGGTGGCAAACACTGAGTCGTACCCGCGCAGGACATGATGCTGGTTTCTCGGGTTAAAGGGGAGCCACCCCAAGGGATTTCCTTGGGGTGGCTGGTTGCTTGAGACTAGATCAACCGCTGACGCCCGTGCAGGTCGTCAGATTGTCCGTGTCCTTGCACCGCTTGTAGATGATCGGCAGCACGAACCACGGATAGATCGGGCGATAGGCGCGACCGATACGGTACGCCATCACGCCGTAGTCCCCGAACATGTTCGAGGTCATGTCCGGGTGGTTCATGAACTGGATCTCACCGCCGAAGAGCTGGCGCTGGAACCGGATCTTGCCCTCGCCCGTGAACGGAGCGGGAACCTGACGCTCGAACGAACCGTCGAACATCAGGAACGCGACCTCGTGGGAGGCGTTGAGCCACGCGTTGGAGACAACGGCGACCGTGCCCACCGTGGCGCTGTAGCTGGTGTTCGGGTCGACGGGGTCGTAGCCGGCGCCGTTCCAGTTCAGACGCAGCGGGATCGGGTCCTCGCCCATCTGAATGCCACGGTACAGCGGCTCGAACATGTAGCCGGTGAGGGCGTCGACCGCCATCTTGTTGCCGCTGGCGGCAACCTGACCGAGGGGCACGATGTTCGCGCCACCGGGGCCGGCCGCACCGCCGAGGTCGTTACGCAGGGCATCGAGGATGTCCGGCGAACCGATGAAGCGGGCATGGGCCGCGGCGCCAGCGCCGAAGGGCTTGGCACGCAGGGCGGACCGCATGTAACGGTTGACGCTCTGGAGCGTGCCGAAGGTCAACTGAGCGTTGGACTGAACGGCCGGCACCGGCTCGTCGATGTTGTACTCACCGCCAGAAATCTGGCTGGTGATGCCAACACCGGTCTGGACGACCATCTTGACGCCGGAACGCAGGAAGAGCTGGTAGCGGACGTCCGCGTTGATCAGCTCAGTGACGCCGTTCTGGTAAGCCTCAAGCTGCGCGGTCAGGGAGCCAAGGAAGGCCGAGAAACCCTGATTCAAGCAGATCTTGTCGGACATGCCCTGATTGATCGAGGCTTCGTACGAGTACTGGTTAGTACCGTTCTGGTCGACGTTCAGCGCGCAGGAACCGCAAAGGTTCAGCATCGACGTGAACGACGGATTGGCCAGCGAGCTCTCAAGGTAGGGCCGGCCCTGAGCAACGCTCAGGAGGGTGGCCGAGACCGCCGCCGGGAACGTGCCCGAACGGAGAGCCGAGATGTACGGAACCTGAGTGATCAGGGACTTGGCGATGGGGCCGTAGAGACGCTGAGGATCACGCGAGAAAAGTTGGGTCGCGAGATCGATCGGAATGGGAGTACAGGACATTGTGAGAATGGGTTAATGGTTGAGCTACCCGCCCGGTGGCGGCTGTCCGGTCGAAGGTGGGTAGTACCCTCTCCAAGTTCGGTCTTGCGACTCACCCGTTTGTCCCCGGCGGATGTGCTGCTCTCGCAGCGGACCGGCGCTTGCGCGCTAATAACCCCCGGATGCTGGACGCTTATCCGGGGGTGGAGGACGGTCAACCTATTTCTCAGTTATGTCTCCCGCAGAAACCGTTCCATAAGTTGGAGGGTTGCACCACGGGATCCGACCCGGTTCATCTCGCGTTGGCTGAAGCAAACCATGGGGGAAGAACGCCACTCGTCCTGACCGTAAATCGAGACCATGGAGTTGGTCTTTTTCAGGGCCGAGCTGGCTTTCAGTACCGACAGTTCGGGAGCCAGCAAACGCTCCTCGGGATCCACGGGGTACTTCTTCATACCCCCAAGGAAGACCTTGAGGGTATCGAAATTGAAGCACGCCGCGAGGATGCCATGGGAGTCCTTGGAACTCAGGAGCGCCGGTTTCCAATCAAAACTGGTCGGGTTGAACTGATTGGGAATAACTTCCGGGTCCACCAACAGGCCGCCACCGACGGTGTCGAGGGCGACCCAGCGAACCAGACTGGCGATAGCTTCCGTCCGATCACCGAGGAACTGCATACCCTCGATGTTCTTCATGACCTCCGCGTAATGCTGACTCCGGGCGGCATCCCGGAGAACCAGTTTTACCGGGTTCCATCCGCGACTCCGCCAGCTTTCCGCCCAGAGCTCGTACTTGGCGGTGACAGCCGGGTTGTTCGGGCGTTGGTGCTCGTAAGTGAACACCGTCAGATTCGAGGAATCCCGTTCGGCCGAATGGGTGATGTGCTTGGCCCGCACCGCTACCCGGGCCGAGGCGTCCTTGACCCCGTGAAACAACGCCGGCTCGTAGTTGTTCTTCCACGGGCGGAAGAGATCCTTGGCTGTGATCGTGGGCCGCTGATACTCCATCATGATCAGCGGGGTGTCGAAGGCCAAGGGCAGGATGTCCGTGCGATGATAGATGTCGTACGCGACCTGCGGGTCGGAACCGTTCAGCTTGTTGCCGGGAACCAGCTTCCAGAGATGGGAATCGTAGACCGCCACCCCGTTCAAGTGACGGATCGGGTTGTCGTGAATGTGCCCAACCGCCGCAAAATTCTTGGATTTGGCGAGACGGAACTCTTCGATCAGCTCGTTGATCCAACCCGGCCGCATGGGGACGCAATCGGACTCCAACGGCAAGAACGCGTAGTACTTGGAGTACCACGCCGGGGACTGGCCGATCATCGTCACGATGTCGCTCCACATTTGGTTGGGCCCAAACGGGTATCCTTTCGCGTCTTTCCGTTTGCTGCGCTCGTAGTGAACCACGCCAAACTTGTCGCGGAGTTTCGTCAGCACGCTGGAGCTGAACTCGCCGGCGTCGTACCGGCGGAAGATCATGATGTCGGCGACGTTGTTGCGGATGCGCTCAAGGTCGGCGATCAGCTCGGCCAGTTCCTCGGCGGCCTGCTTATCCCCGTCGTAATACTGGATGAGGATGAGCAGTTTCTGGTGATTGCCGTGGACAACACGGCTTGGCAGGGACGCGGGCACGTAAGTCCCGTCGGCCATCCGGGCCATGACCGGCGCGGATGATAGTTGTTGGATGTTCGGGGCGGGCATGTTTGTGGCGGGTTAAAGGTCGTGGTAAGTGTAGGCGTGGTTGCCGATGTGGGCGGCGAACACCGAGAGGTCCATGACCACCTTGTGCCCAGCCTTGGCGGCGCGGATGCAGAACGGGATGTCGTCCCCGGGGATGTCCACGCCCGTGGGCGTGAAGAACGCGTACTGATAGCCGAACCGGCTGCGGAGACCCTCGTTCTTTACCCGGATCTCCTCGCCTTGGGAATTGATCACGTCCTCGAACACCTTGCGGTGCGTGAGGGTGAACCCGAACCCGGTCCAATCGCATTCCAGCAGTTCGTCGCGGGGACCGCGTTTCATGACCGCCTTCACTTCCAGATCGGTCTTAAAGAACTGGGGCGGTGCGCCTTTTTTCCGTCCGACGTAACACGCGCTGACGAACGGGCGCTTGTGGACGAGCATCCGGTAAATCGAATGCACGCCGGCAAACGCGTCGGGCATCGTCTGGTTCTGGCAGAGCTTTTTGAACCCCGCGGCGTCACCGTAGGGCGGCACGGTGTCGCTATCCCACCAAAGGGCCCAGTCCCACGGGCCGGCGAGGAAATAGCCGGCGAGGGAATTGCGGGCGACGGACAGATTGTTGAACCCGACCCGGTGGAAGTCCATTTCCCGCGGGTCGTACATGCGGGCGAACGCTTCCATGACCTCCGGCTCCGGAGATCCGTTCATGGGCATCAGGATCAGGAGCTTTTTGCCCAGTTCCGGATTCGTGTAGAGCGGTTTTACCCCGTGGATCGGTGAAGGATCGAACTCGATCAGCTTCTGCACCGCTTCCACGGGGAAACGCCCACGCGAGAGCCACATCGAGACCATGGCGGGACCGTGACCGATGATCTCGGTCACTTTGTCCCTCCCGTACTTCTCGATGTAGTTCTTCGGGAGATTTACGAGGTCGATCACGACTCAGCCGATCGAGATTCCCATCTCGCGGGCGATTTGTTTGGCCGCGTCCTCGTTACTTTCGGGAAGTGCGGCCTTGGCTCCGGCCGGAGCGGCAGCCGCGGCGGCGTGGGCGCGTGAAAGCGTGCCCGCGGTCTTGATTTTGCCGACCTTGGCCTCCAACTCGGCGTTTCGGGAACGAAGTTCAGCCAGATCCTTCACCAATCTCGGCAAAACGTGCTGCTTGATGATGATGTTCTGCACCGCGTTCGACGTGAGACGCCCGTTGACCTCGGCGAACTTCTCCGGGGGTGCCTTGGAGGGATCCAACTCGCCCACCGCGGCCGAAAGTGCCTTCGCGGCGGCGTCGTAGGCCGCAATCGCGTCCTGTTTGGCCTTCACCACGGCCGGGGAGTCGGTCGGAGCAGGGTCCGCGGGGCGATTGAGGAACGGAAAGTCCTTGGTGAGCGCGCTAATGTCGGAATTCAGCATCCGAGTGGCGTGTTCGCGGACTTCGGAGGTTACTTTTTCCTGCTGTTGCTGGGAAAACTGGGCCGCCTGCTGCTTTTTGACGTCAAAGTTAGTTTTCCACTCTGAAATCTCCTGCTGTTTGGCGTTCCGGATGCGGATGTTGTCGCGGAGAAGCTCGCGGAGCTCCTCGGCCTCCTCTTCGTAGCCCTCGTCGGACAACTTTTTGATGTACGGGGCGATGGTCTTGAAGTTCAGACCCTGTTGTTTCAGGTTTTCAAGCGCCTCCGGATCGTCTTCGCCATCCTGAGTCTTCCCGACACCGAATTCCTGAAGGACCTTGAGGATTTTCTCCTGATTCTGGGCGACCGGTTTGTCGTATTTGATCTCCAGAGACGGATCCTTGACGATATCCAGCTCGCGGATGCGCTCCCGGAGCTTGGTCAGCTCCTCTTCCACGTCCTTCGGCACCGCGCCCTTCTTTAGTTCGTCGCGGGCACGGTTCAATTCCGCCGCCAGCTCCTCCTTTTCCTTGGCCAGACTCTCGGCCTTGTTCCGTTCGGCGATGATCTTCTGGTTCCGCTCCTCGATGATCTTCTTGGTGCGGGGGTGCATCGCCGCGGATTGGCGAACATCGAGTTTCAGATCCTCATCCCGTTGCGCCAAGACCGGTTCCTTGGGCGTCTCGACGGGCTTGGAGGCCGGCTTGGTCTTCGCTTCGGCGGATTGCCGGTTCAACTCGGCCAGTTCGTCGGCCATCGACCGCTCGCCGGTGGCTGACTCTGACCCTGACTCTGGCTCCGACTCTGACTCCGACTCTGACTCCGGCTCGGGGGCAACTTCCGGCTCCGGTTCCTTGACTTCCGGCTCCGGCTGCGGCTCCGGCTCCGTTACCTCGGGCTCGGGCTGAACTTGCGGTTCCGAGGCTGGATCGGGCATGGCCGCGTCAACCTGACGGGCGAGTTCAGGGCTGACCTTGCGGGCAAGATCGGCGATTCCATCGAGATCAAACGGCGTGATGCCGGGAGGGGATATGGTCGGGTCGGGCATGATCAGTCTTCAGTTGCAAATACTGCGGGACGGTTAAACGGATTCTGCACTTCGGGGGTCACCTCGAACGGCAGTTTCTCGATGTCCAAAAGGGCCATCTCGTAGCCCTTCCGTTCAAACCCCTTCGCCGCGGCGACATGCACCGCATCGATCGCTACCGGGGCATCCGGGCGACGTTCCAGCAGACATCTTTTGATGTCTGACCAGAGAGGAGAATTGAGGAAGGTGGAGGCGGCTTCTAGGTTCTCTTTACGAAGGTACATTAGCGAGGGCGGGCGCTTCGCCAGTTGGTGCGGTTGCGGGAATCTCGGGAACGGCGGGCGCGGTCTCCAGCGCCGGGACTTCGGCCGGAACCTCCGGAGGCAGACCCTCGCGGCGGATCGTGTCCATGACCACCTGCTGGGCGGCCTGCATCTCCTCGTTGATCTGGACGACCTCGGTGAGCTGCTTCTTGAACCCAAGGGCGAACTTTTCCAGTTCCCGGAAATTGGGATCCTTGTCCATGCCCATCGACGCCCCGATCTGGAGGTGGGCCAGCAGGTGGTTCAGGTTCAGTTCCGCGGCCTTCAGGATCTGCGGGGGCGGGTTCGGCTGGCTGAGGACCGGAGCCGCGACCGCCGTCAACAGTTCCTGAACGGTCTGACCGTGGATCAGGTGGTTGTCGCGAGGGCTGACCGGAACCTCCAAGCCGGCGGTCAGCATCGTGTTCGACTCGATGAGCTGCATCCGCTTGGCCTCGGCGACAATCGTCTGGTCCGCGACCGGAATGAAGAACTCCTGAGCGAGCTCGGCCCCGACCGTGTTCTCGATGTCGCGCTGGATCACCTTGCCCTGATCGACGTTCGGGTTGCCGGCGTACTTCTGAAGCACGATCGACACGCCCTGAGCGGTGACGGCGTCGGCGGTGTGGGCCAGCGGCGAGGCCGGGGTCTCACGCCAGATCTTGATCTCGTCGTCCGTGATCTGGAGCGGGTCGAGCATGATCTCGACCAGCGAGCGGAGAACCTCGGGATCGCTGTGGCCGTGCCCCTCGTAGAAATCCGGTTTCTCCAGCTCGGGGTCCTCGATCAACTTGTTGGTCAGGCGACGGGCTTCGTCGATGTAGTCGTCGGAGAACGCCCGCTTCTGCTGGATCTGGGTCAGGTTGGCGAACTGGTCGATCCAGCGGCGGATCATGATGTCCGCGGCCTCGCTCTCACGACGGGCGTCGATCTGGGCCTCGGTCGCGGTCTTGTCGCTGCGGCCGGTCGGCGAGATCTGAGCCGCCAGATAGGCGCCAACGGACTGTTCCGCCCAGCCGTCGATCTGGACGTCGGTGACCTTGTACGACTCGGAGTTGGCGATGAACTGCTGCTGCGGGATCTCGATCGACTTGTCCAAGACGATGAACGGCGACATCACCGCCGGGGCGAACTTGGATTTATCCTTGGAGTCGGCGCGAAGGATCATCAGCCCGCTCATGCGGCTGTTGTCGATGATGCCGTTGCGGAACAGCTCCTTCATGATGGTGAGGGACGCCAGCTTGCGGCCCAAACCCTTGGACGAGTGGATGCACCCGTTGCCCGGCTCGAACGAGAACATCGCGAGGACGTCCTGCATCTTCGGGAAGAGCTTGAACGAGAACCGCAGCATCTTGCCCGAATCCCGGTGGATCAGCCAGAACGAGACCTGACCATCGTACTCGCGGTTGAAGAGCAGCCAGCAGGAAACGACGCGGGCGCCGGTGGACGTGAACGTCAGGCCCAGCACGCCCTCGTTCATCATCTCGACGAACTTCCGGAACTGGGTCGTGGTCGCGTCCTCACGCGGATCCATCATCCTCGCGTTGTTCGCCGCGTAGACGCAGTTGTCGAGGTCGTAGCCGACTTCCTTCGCCGCCTCCTCGTCCTTGAACAGGTCGAGGAACTCGTCGAGCCGGTAGTCCATCTTCGCCACGAAGAACTGGAGGTCGCGGGCATGCTGACCCGACTGCTCCGGGCAGAAGGCCCGGTCCTGCTTGAACATCGTCGGCTTGTACGTGTACGGGTCGAGGAAGACCGCGTAGGCGTAGCCCTGAAGCGCCGTCTCCACGGCGAGGCTGTTGATCAGCCCGGTGTTGCCGTCCCACGAACGGATCAGACGCGTGAACTTGGCGCGGAGCAGGTCCGTCTTGGCCTTGGCGTTGTTGTTGTTCTGCGGGAGCGCGGACGAAGTGACGTAGATCTGGGAGATGACCGCGTTGACGAACCGCTGACTCACCCGGCCGACGATGCCGGCCAGCCAGTTGGTGGACGCATTCGACTGCCAAGCCTTGCCCCGTTCGGTCTGGGCCGCGGAAGAACGCGGGGGCTCGCCGTCGTGCAGGGCCTGAATGTCAGCCGTGCGGGCCGCCCGGGTGCGGTTGTTCTGCTCGGTGGCTTTGCAGATGTTCCAAGCGTGGTCGACGGTCTTGACCGACCGGGCCTCCAGCTTGAGATGGTTGCCGTAACCGCCGTCGGTGCGCTCGGGGGCATCGATCGTCGCGATACCGATCGCCGGCAACGGGCTGCCCGTCCCGACGATGTCTTGGTCATTAGGCTGGATGTCGTCTGGCATTGCGATTAACCGACAGTCACGTCGGTGGTGTTTGGTTTACTGAATGTCAACTTTTTCCAACGCGGGGGACTGTCGGGGCAACTTTCAGAGGACAGCAGCACCTTCACGCTGACGAAGCAGGTGCAGACGGTGCATTGGCCATCCAGTTGCAGGGGGCACTTCCGGCAGACCGAGTATCGGTCCTCCTGAACTTCCCGGGGGGCCAAGACCGGCCGACCTTGCCACAGAAACTGAACCGTACGGAAAACGGCTTTTACGAACGTTACCGGCGTTGACCACCGAAAGATCATAGCCGTCTCCAGCAACGCTCCGGCAGTTGTTCCAACTGGCTGTCAGTCAGGGCCAAAGAACTCATGGGCATCCACGAGGCGGTGGAGTTATCCCAGCCGGCGACTTGGCAACCCATCAGATTGCCTTGCTGTTTGGTGGACTGCAACTTACGAAGTTGTGCAAGTACCGTTGCACTTGAGCTACTGCACCCGACGCATCCGACCCGCCAAGGCTGGTTCCGGGGGCACCCGACGCAGATGTTGGCCCGTCGGTTCGCCTCGTCGATCGACACCAGCGGGTAGCCGCCCTTCGGCTGGGCGTGGACCATCAGGGCCGCCCACCGGGTCACCCGGTTGAGCATGGGCTCGGCGGAGACCGTCGGGGCCGTGCCCGGGATGTTCTCCCAGTCCTTGGCCTCCTTGTGGCAGGCGCTGGGCCACCGCGAACAGTAGTACTCGTCGATGTCGCGCTCGATGTCCCCGACCGGGATGTTGTTCCTCAGTCGGTACTCAAAAATCCGTTTTACCAGCTCCTCCTCGTTGATGGCCTCCAACTTGACGTTGGGGGCAACGAGGAAGTGCCAGCCGTTCGGTGGGATCCTGCCACGACCGATTTTCACTTCTTGCGGCGGGTCTCGGCGGCGCTCTGGGAGCCCTTCTTCTCGGGCAGCTTCTTCATGCTCGGCGTCTCCTTGGCCCATCGCTTGGCAACCTTGGGTTCGCGGGCAAACAAGTACCGGGCTTGGGCCTTGGATTCAAATGGCATGGCGATAGGGGGTCGGGCATGGTTCTGTCGATTATGGGCTTGATGACAACGTAAAAGAACTTAATAAGAACTCATGTCCTCGTGGAATGAAGCTCAGAAGTTTGAGGAAGAGTTCTGGGGAAACTGCGTCAACACGCTCAGTGAGGAATTGAAACAGCGGGTGTACGCCGAGCACATGGGGCTCCCCCTGATCCGGGTGAGTTCTGTCGGTTTTGGCCACAACTTGGGTGGGTCCCGGGTGCTCGATATTGGAGGGGGCCCGGTGTCGTTGCTCCTGAAGTGCGTGAACCGCACCGGGGTCATCATCGATCCGTGCCGGTTCCCGGACTGGGTGCAGCTTCGTTATGCCGTCAGCGGATTGTGGATGCGCCGCATGGCCGGCGAGGAATTGGACGAGCAGGTCGACGAGCTCGGGCGGTTCGACGAGGTCTGGATTTACAACGTTCTCCAGCACACGGACGACCCGGCAAAAATTATCGCGAACGCCAAGCTGTGCGCGCCGCGCCTGCGGATCTTCGAGTGGGTGGATCTGCCAGCGTACCCGGGGCACCCGCAGGAAATCACGCAGGCCAAGCTGGAACAGTGGATCGGAATGCCGGGCACCGTCACCGAATTCACTGGCCAGAACGAATGCCACGGAAGGGCGTTCCACGGGTGCTTCGACCATGCCGGTCATCATTCCTGACAGGGTCCGCCGGGCCGACCTCCGGTTCATCCACCAGAATCTCCTGATCTACCGGGAGAACGAGGACCTCAACGCGTTGGTGAAGGCGATTGAGCGGATCCTCAAGGACAAGGCGTTCAAGCACTACATCGCCGCCAACCCGGCGTTGCAGAAGCCCATGCAGACGAAGGGCGACATGCTCGCGATGGCTTGGGCGTACGTCTACTCGCTGCTCTACGCCCGCGACTACGTCGCCGCGGCGCTGATCCTCTGGGGCCCGAAGACGTTCACCCCGGAGCCCCGGGCCGCGCAACTGATGTGGGGCGCGCTGTTCACCAAGAACCTGATCAACGTGATGGGCTGCGGCTCGGTGGGAAAGACGTTCACCCCGTCGGCTTGGTGCGTCCTCGACTGGCTGCTGGACCCGGAGTGGACGCGCATCGAGGTCGCCTCCAACTCACAGGACCACGTCGAGAAGAACCTCTACGCCGACATCGTGCGCCTTCACACCGAGGCCGTGCTGCCGCTGCCCGGCAACGTGGACTCGGAGTCCATCTCCCTCGACAAGAAACGAGGCATGGGAATCTTCGTGCTTGTCATCCCGGGCGGACCGAAGTCCCGCGGTAAACTGAAGGGCGCCAAGATCAAGAACCGGCCCCCGCATCCACTTTTTGGAGACAACTCCCGGCTCCGCATCCTGCTCGACGAGGCTCAGGAAATCCCGGCCAACATCTTCGACGAGACGCCCAACCTCCTCTCATCCGTCGACAACTCGGTCGAGCACATCAAGATCATGGCCGCGGCCAACCCGAAGGACGAGTGGTCCCGGTACGGCCTGAACTGCAAGCCGCTGGGCGGGTGGGACTCGATCACGGACGATCAGGAGGAGTGGGAGTCGGAGACCGGGTGGCACGTCATCTCGATCAACGCGATGCGGACCGAAAACGTCATGCAGCGGAAAACGGTGTTTCCCCGCATGATCACGTACGAGGGCGTGCAGAAGATCATCCGGTCCCAAGCCGGCGGGAACGACCAGCACCCGAACGTCTACACCTACGTCTACGGCCGGTTCCCCAAGACGGGCGTCCAGACGACGATCATCAACTCGCTCCATCTCCGTCGGGCGGAGGGCGAGTGGATCTTCGATGGGCCCACGGTGGCGATCGCCGGATCCGACCCGGCGTTCACGGGCGACTTGCCGGCGATGACGATCGGGCGCGTGGGCCGGGCCATCGCTTGGATGGACTACAAGGGCGCGCGGCACGAGCTGCCGGAGCCGGCGATCAAGATCCAAGCCGACGGCACTTCCATTTTGCCGCACGGCGACACTCAGGACGTGGCCGACGAGAACATGGCCCGCTGCCGCCAGTTGAACATCAAGCCGGAGAACTTCGGCATCGACAAGACGGGCACGGGCCGGGGCGTCCACGACGTGATCCGCCGGCAGTGGAAGGACAAGGTCGGCCCGCTGGCGGAGGTCGAGGACGGAGTGGCCCCGATCCTCGGGGTCGAGTACGCCGCTTCGCCCAGCGAAGTGAAGATCGCCGACGAGGACACCCAGACGCCCAAGGAACTCTTCGACCGCACGGCGACGGAGCTGTGGATGGCCGGAGCCAAGCTCTTCGAGTACGACATCGTGCGGATCGGGCGTGGCATCGACCAGAAGACGAGCGAGGAGCTCGCCGGCCGCCGGGGCGGCATGAAGGTCGGGATCGGCAAGAAACAGTCCGTGGAGGCCAAGGACGCCTACAAGGGCCGCACCGGCGAGACCTCGCCTGACCGGGCGGACTCGTTCCTGATCATGCTCCACGTCGCCCGGATGCGGATCCCGTCGCTCGTCCCCCGGGCCAAGGACACCCGCGCGGCGGAGGCCGCTCCGCGGGACGTGACCGGTTGGCAGGGGTTCGACGTGGCCTTCGGCGGAGCCGACTTGATCGGCTGGGACAGCGACGTGGAGCGGATGGCGGACATGATGAAGGACTGACAAAAATGACAAAATTCCGGACCCTCGCCCAGCCCATGACCGTTTCGGTGTACCCCCACGAGCGGGACACACTGCTGCGGATCATGGCGGAGCTGCGCCTGAAAAGCACCTTTGACGTGGTGCGGGTGCTGGCGCGGGAGTCGAATCGGAAGCACATGGACGCGTTCAGCCCCCCGAAGTTCAAATCTTAATAAGATTTTCCTTTACAAGCGTCACCGAACTGATTGGGTGCGGGCATGAGAACAGCCCTGTACTATCGGGTGTCCACCGAGGACCAGACGATCGAGCCCCAGCAGCAGGAGCTGCGCGGCTACTGCCAGAACCGGGATTGGAAGATCGTCGCCGAGTTCACCGACGTGGTCTCGGGATCGAAGTCCAGCCGGGTGTCGCTCGACCTGATGATGGCCCGGCTCCGCAAGGGCGAGTTCGACGTGGTCATGGTCGTCAAGATGGACCGGCTGGCCCGCTCGCTCTCCCACTTCGCCCAGCTCGTCGGCGAGTTCGACAAGCACGGGGTGGCGCTGGTCTGCCCCGGTCAGGGCATCGACACGTCGAAGTCCAACCCGGCCGGCCGGCTCCAGATGCACGTCCTCGCCGCCGTGGCCGAGTTCGAGCGCAGCCTGATCATCGAGCGCACCAAGGCCGGGCTGGCCGCCGCCCGCGCCCGCGGGGTCAAGCTGGGCAAGCCGTCGAAGCGGCTGCCGGACGATCATCAGGCGATCGTCGGAAAGTGGCTCGACGACGGCGCCATTCAGCTCCGCGAGCTGGCAACCCGGCTCGGAGGGGTCTCAGTCTCCACCGCGTTTCGCCTCGCCCAGACCGAGCGCAACCGCCGGATGCAGCGGGAGGTCATATGAAATTCGAGTACCCACAGTCCTACACCACCTGCAAACAGGAGCTCAAACTGAACCTTGTCTGGCCGGTCTGGGAAATGGACCTGTTCGGCAACCGGGAACTTGTAGTTCACATCAACACCGACGTGCCGTGGAGCCGGCGCGTCGTAAGCAAACTGCTCCTTGGAACCAAATGGACGAAGATCAAAAAGTGACGGGCGAAATCTGCCGGATGAACCCGGACGGCAGCATCACGGTGTTCCTGCACGAACCGGAGCACGTCGAGGCGGTGGCCAAGGGATTGTTCTTTGCCCGCGAGGAGAACGACCAGTTGCGGAAGCTGCTTGACGAGACGGTCAAGGACTCCGACCGGATCGAGTGGTTGATCAATCAGGGGATGGTCGGCGATCGCGACGACATCGATATCCTGATGAAAGCGGAGAAAGACGAATGATCGCCCTCGCCGTCATCCTCGGTCTCGTCTCCCCGTCCGAGATCGACACCGTGGTTCAGGCCATCGAGATGGCCGAGAACTCGCCGTGGAACTCGCCCGGAGGCGCGCTCCAGTTCAA